TGTATTTTTACAATATTATATATATATATATATATATATATATATATATAATGGAAAACCTTCCTGTTTATATGCAAGCAGCTCCTGCTGAAATACCACATATTATAACATTAAGTTTATATTCAAAAATTAGTAAAAATCATCACGGTTCATACCAAAGATATGAAAAAGTTTTGGATGAGGCTGATAATATTAATAGAATATTAATGCAATCATCAAGATGTGCAGAAAAGTATACTAAATCTCCTCCCCAAGTTGTCTTAAGGTTCTGTTTGATTTCTAAAGATGGAGGTGAAATTCCATTGGACTATGTAAATGAGTCTCATGCATTTTTTGAAACAGAATTTAAGAAACGTGTCATTCCAGATTATATAGAAAATTTTATTTATCTACCATTTTCATCAGAGGGAGTGAACGAGAACAAATTTATAAATGGTCTAGAATCAGTAGGAAGTTATATAGATATTAATAAAATAAAATTTATAATAGAAAATAAAGGCAAGCGACATTTACAAATGGATACAAATACATATATCCCTTGTTGGGAAGATTTATATAAAAATACCTTTTTAAAGAGTGAAGATTCTTATGGCTGTAGCCGTTGTTCGCTGTATTATATAGCCGCCCACAATAAAATAGTTTATTTAGGCGAAGATAGTTTATTACCAGATAAACTATCTGCTGTATTGGATAGCTTTTATGATAAATATAAAGACGAATCCGCTCTCAAAGTTAGTAAACTAAATGCTATTTATGATTATGTTTGGGGTGAGGCAATGTTTAAACTGGGTTACACACATCGATTAAATATTGCTGATAGAGTAAATCCAGAAGATATTTTTAGTATTTTTCCCGCAGCAGTTGCCGGTGGAGAAAAATATACATTAAACCCTTATTATTTACAAGCACATCACCAATCATGGAATCCAAATAAAGCAGAATTAGATTTAATTCATGATAGTTTTACACTAGATTTGAGTGATATTGGTGCCAGAAATACCAGCAATACTTGTATTGATCCTGGTTTTACTATAGGTAAAGCCGCGATTGAAACATTGTTCACGACATATACAAATATACCATTAATTGATAATTATAAAACTTTTCATGGTTCTGAACTACGCTATGCTAATTCTGGTTATAAAGATTTTTTTTCCTTTTTAAATAAACAAAATCTGAAATTAGATGAATATATTATCAATCAAATTGTTGGGGAGAAATTTTTATCTTCATATGAAAAAGGTGACCAAGATATAGATGATGATACAGAAGATGATGACTTTAAAGACGACTATATACAACCTGAGTCACCTCCTGGACGTCCCCCGCTTATTAGAAGAGCTAGCGATAGAAAAGCACCGGAAAAAAGTTTACCTAAAAACATTTATGAGAAAAAAATCAACTTTAAGACCGAAATTGAAGACATATTAGACGGCCTCGATATTACCTTAGACCCCATTGCCCTTGATAATTTTTGTAAAATAAAAATATATCTTGGCTATACTGTAAGCCCACAAATATTATTAAAATGCACATCACAAGCTACTATCACCAATATTGTAAATACCTCTGGTGAAAAGAGCGAAGAATTATCGGGGCGCGTACCTCCGGTAATTCAAGAAATTAAAGAGGCGGAGAAACTCGATGCTGCTACGATGAAGAGAACTACCGGTGGTCGAAAACCCAAAAAATCGCGGAAATCAAAAAGGCGTAGCCATAAGACCAAGAAACAAAACTACCAGAAAAAAACTACCAGAAAAAAAGAATATCGCCGCAACAAAACTAAAAAAAGAATATCACAGAAAAAAAAACTCTAGTATAAAATACGTGTACTACTTTATTACCATTATGATATATATTATCATTTATTTTATTGGTATATTAAATTATCTTTATGTATAGTATAATGCCACACTCAAAGAGTGCGCGTGTGAAATCCTCAATAGTTAATAAAACAGGGTCATTTGGTATAATGGGTGGATTATACAACCGTAGAATAGCTGGAAGAAGTAGTATAAATCGCGTTACCTCGCGTTTAGAAATACCGACCGACCCCGTCAAGGCTTATACCTATATGAAAAAGCACAATATTCTCTCTAAAAATCCTTTAGGAAGTGGTGGCGTGGGAAAAGGATATCCTTTAGGAAGATTTATGTGGTAATTAAAATGCTGACTATTAAAATACTACTATTAAAATAAAAATATTATAAAACAAATAATATTTTTATTAAAATACCTCGATCGAATCTTTATTTACTTTTTCTTCATCTTTAGCTTCTTCGGAGACTTACTTTTCACAACAGGTTCAGTGCACTTATGCTTTACATATTCTTCCCTGAGCACTGCCAGTTCCTCCAACCAAATTTGCTTCTCCGTCTTGCCTTCCAGCAGACTGATGGCAGCGAGCGTGTCTTCTTTCTCTTGCAGAATTTTCTCGACATTTTCCTCCGTCACACTATCCATCGGCATCCTCACCAGATATTTATAATCCTCATCATGATCTACCATATCATATCCTGAGTCTGACAAGATAGCATTTACTTCGGCTTTCTTTTTACGACGCAAATCGAGTGTGTCTTCCAGCACTTCACTAATAAAGCGCGCTTTGTTGGATTGAATCTTCGCCTTTTCACGTAGGGCTTCTAGCTGTGCTGCTTTGCGTGCCACATAAACGCCATGACGCACAACAATATAGTAGTCAGCAATCTCCTCAGCACTATTGAACTTTTTGAGCTTCTCAGACTCATCAAATACATGCATGTTGTTGGTCGACCGTGTCGTAAACAACTTTAGCAGTTTTTCTAGGGCATTACATCCATGCTCAATTTGCTCCTCATGCAGCTTCTTCGCCATACCCGGTGAGAATGTTACCGTAATATCAACGGTTACATCCGTACTCATATCGACATAATCTCGCACCGTGCTGGCATGCTTGCGCTGCGCAGTCTTAGGTTTATCTTTTGCCGTGGACTTCTGCGAACCTGCATCAATGAGACCTTCGATAAATTGCTTGTAATCATCAGTCCATGTTCCTACAGGAAGCTCTGTAATGCGAACTTGCTTATCACTAATCATGTCATATTTGCCTTTGATGAGATATTTATCCTCCGCAATGGCATCAATCGTTCCCTGAAAACCATGATAATACGGCATAATGCGTGGCATGACTGCTGCCACCGATTGGCTATCATCAAGCTTCGCTGCGATATAATCAATAATCTGCACTGGATTATGGCACATGATATCTGTGCTAAATCCTGTGCCAATGCCCTTGCTACCATTTACCAGAAGCATCGGAATAATCGGCGCATAGTAAATCGGCTCAACTGGCGTTCCATCATCATCCAGATATTTTAGCACGGCATCATCCGCCTCCGGGAACGTCGCGCGCGCCAGCGGATGCAGTTGCGTAAAGATATACCTTTCCGAGGCCGAATCATCACCACCCTGCAAACGCGTGCCAAACTGACCCTTCGGCTGCAGCAAATTCATGTTGTTTGCACCAACAAAATCTTGTGCCATACCGATAATCGCACCATTAAGACTAGCCTCACCATGGTGATAACAGCTGATTTCGGAGACCGACCCACTAAATTGTGCGACCTTGATTTCCTGTGTGAGTTTGCGTTTAAACGCAGTGTAGAGAATTTTTCTCTGACTTGTTTTGAGACCATCCACGAGATTGGGAATCGAACGATCACAATCATATTTCGAGAAATGAATCATTTCCTTTGCAATAAACTCTTCATATGTGACATTTTCTTGATTGGTATCGAGATACAAATCACGATTGTATCCACCCAACCATTGTTTGCGGTCATTGGAGCGTTTCTTGTTAAAGACAGAGTCGATTGCCTCTCGCGAACCCTCACCAGTGCTAATAAATTCCACAGATTTTTTATGCTGAAAATATTCTTTGAATTCTTTGCTTGTGCTTGTGCCAAGTCCTTTGTAATATTTAATTTTCCAGCCCTTCGTCTCATTTGCTTCCTTCCACTCTTCATATTCACCATCATTATAAAACAACTTTTCTTGTGCACCCTTACGTGCTTTCAAGATCGGTGTATTCATAAATCCAATAAATCCCGGAATTTCTAGCAATGATTGCCATTGTGCATCAAACAAATTAATACCTAGTCCCTTGATATGGCTGCCATCCAAATCTTGATCTGTCATAAACAGCACCTTTGCATAACGTAATGACGCCTTGGCGCTTTCCGCATCGTATTTTTTTCCGGATTCTAGACCTAAGATTTGCTTGATTTCTTGGATTTCCTTGTTTTCGACAATGCGCTTGGTTGACTCTCCGCGCACATTAAACAGTTTACCTCGCATGGGATACACACCAATAACATTTCTGTCTTCTTTTGACAGTCCAGAAACAATACCGGCTTTTGCTGAATCTCCCTCACACAAAATAATTGTGCAAAGTTCACTTTTTTTAGTTCCCGCAAAATTTGCATCAATCAATTTAGGAATACCGCGAATACTTTTGCTTTTACTGCCATCTGTCTTTTTCGCTGCGCTAGTTTGCTTCACCTCGGTGAGTGCACACGCCGCATTCATCACGCCCATTTTAGCGATTTGTTCAATAAACTTATCGCTCACTGTGCATGATGAACCAAATTTGTTAGATGGTGTATTCATGTAATCTTTTGTTTGGCTATCGAATGAAGGATTATCAATATCACATCGCACAAACAGCATCAGCTGTTCCTTGATGGTGGTCGGCTTAACATCCACTTTCTTTTTCTTTTTAATGTAAGCACTCAACTTCCGGACGATTTGCCCCAAAATATACTCCACATGCTTGCCACCTTTACCAGTGAATATTCCATTTACAAAAGATACTTGCGTAAATTCATCACTTGGTGCAAGACACACAGAATATTCCCAACGTTCATGCGTTGTTTCATACACACGCGGCACACCATCCGCTGTTTTAGGACCAATAAACATATCGACATAATTCTGAAAATGTTTTACTGGAACAATCTCACCATTATATTTCACCCTCACTTTTTTATCGGTAATAGCTGCGACATCATATACGCGTCGACGAAATAGCTGCATCATGTTGTCAGACAGACCGGTCATGCCTAAGCGAGCATAATCTGGCTTGAACGACACGGAGGTGTAAGGCTTGTTTTTACATTTACGAATGGACGGCTTCTTAATAATATCCAAGTTATTCTCAAATTCTTGCACATATTTTAGACCACGCACATGGTCAATCGTCTCAACTTTACCCCATGTTGACCAAATAAGCACAAGTTTAAACCCGAAACCATTTTTTCCTCCCACAATTTTCTTTTCGGATTTATCATAATTTGTCGATGTGCGAAGATGGCCGAAAATCATCTCGGGAATCCAAATATCGTGTTCAGGATGTTTCTCGACATCAATTCCATTACCATCGTTTGTAATTGTAATAACACCATCATCACTAATGCTAATATCAATATGTGTCACCGGAAGTGTATTTGGCTTTTTTGCCAAAATAGCTTGTGACATACGCACATAATGGTCACGAGCATTTACAATAGCTTCATCAAACAACTTATATAATCCGGGAATAATATCGATTTTAGCAGGAATGATTTTGTCACCTTTATGATCATAGACGTAGGTATCACACTCGGTATTATCCATTGTTCCAGTATACGTGTCTGGTGTGTCGAGAACATGCTGTTTATCAGTTTTTTTTTGATATTTTTGTGATAGCACAGATTTTTCGTTTGCAGAAGCCATTGCAGATGATGTGATTTGATTTTATTTATCTAAGTTGTTTCAATTTTATATAACGTTTACACTTCATTTGTTTTTTTTAAACTTTTTTAAAAAGTTTATATAACGTTTACACTTCATTTGTTTTTTTTAAACTTTTTTAAAAAGTTTATATATGCACGTACCTTTTCGGATCAATTCTACTCGCTGTAAAAAGTGTCCGGCATTAGTAAATGCCGCAAATGCACAAGGATTACCACGAGCGGGCAATACAAATATGCCTGGTTCCTTTTCGACACAGGCCTCTCGGCGTTCAGAACAATTACGTTTAAATAAAGGAAAACCTACAACTGTGATCGCCCCATTAAATTTCTATAAACAACGAGCCGGTGGACCAAATGGAAGTTGTTTAAGACCACATAATAAATTTTAAAAACTTTAGGAAAATCTTTTTTTCTTTAGATAAGTTATAATGACTAAACGCGTTTCTAAAGGTTCTGACGGAAAATACCATATCAAAGGTAAAACATACGAGCTTCTTATTGGTTCACGTGCCCAGGTTCATCATGGCACTGCTTACAAAACCGCTGGTGGTCTCACCAAAGACAAAATTCTTATGAACAAGAATGGTCGCATTGTATCACGAAAAAAGCACACAACTGCTAAAAAAGAAAAACGCCTTGAAAAAGCCGGTTGGGGAACTGTTGATGGCAAATTTGGTGCCGTAAAACTAAGCGAGAAGGGAAAGAAAAAGAGAGCAACACGCAAAAGAAAAACACAAAAGCGTAGGTAAATCGTAAATTTATTTAGTATAAAATAAAATAATATTAATAGTATTAGTAATACTAATAATATTAATATTACTAATAGGGCAAATGGTGTTATAAACAGAATATTTTAATTTGATAATGCAAACAACTCGCTGGAAATTATACCATATTCATCAATAAACTCTCCATGTGCTTTTCTTAAAACAGTTTCAAAATATCGTTTGCTTACAATATAGGGGTGTTTAGCCTGCCTTGTATAATGTTCATAAGCTGTATAAAGGGATAAAACATTTGCGGTTGGATGTAAATTATGCTTAACCTTATATGCTTCCAATGCTTCCATAACAGCTTTGTTCTTATCCCAGAGAGAACATTTGATATCTATCACATATTTGTTATCTTGGATTGATATATCAGGATAAAAATGCTTTATGAAGGCAACGATTGTCTCTTGATTTAAATCATTCCATGTTTTTTTACACCATATATTAAATAATACCGCTAGTTCATCAACTTTATATTCTAAATAAATGTTTGAATTTTCTTGATATACTATATTATTTGCAACAGAAATTGTGCTTTCCCAGAATTCAATAAATGATGATACCATTGGCAAATATTTGCTGGTCATATTCAAGAAACAATCACAGTTCTCATCATAGGTTAATTTTTCTCGGAAGATTTGTTTTACTTGTTCATGAAAAATGATGTTTGGCATATCGTGTTCTTGCAAATATTTTTTCCAAAGAAAAATCATATTTTTTGTTGAAATAGAAACGTTTAAACCACCATGTAATGAATTTTTGATAAACGCATCCACCATTTTACCTGGTGTGGATCTACAAATACTTTTAACGTAATTCACGAGTGATTGATCACTGCATTGTTCCAAATACGAATCACTTGTGCCGTAACGCTTGGAATAATGCGCAGAAACGCATAATATATCTATCATGTATTTTGTCATATCACAGGATACCGGGATTGTATCAGTATAATTTTTGTGTTTTGTCCGCACCAATCTAGTCAATTTATATTCGTGATCATAAAATTTATATTTAAAGCACTGGAATATATTACCTAACCCAAAGTGTGCTGAACAATAGTAAGCGATTTCTTGCAGTATCAGTTTCATATAAGGAGAGATTATATAAAATAAATGATTTGTTTTTTTCCCACAAATACAATCACCAATAATGGTTAAAAAATACTTTGCCGCACTTTTAGAATGAAATATTGCCGGATAAAAATGTTTTATAACAGATTGAATTGTAGACGATTCTGGTATATCATCCATCGGCGACTTTTGTTTTATTTTAGAAATTAAGTCGTTGTTTGTTCTATATTTCCATGGCATTAGTTTTTTTTCGGAAGAAATTCTAGATAAAATTTTATGTAGTATATCATCTTCACTGCACCCTATAAAATGTTCACCATTATATTCTAAAAATAATTCACTATGGGAGCAATAGTAATAACGGTGTTTTAGCATAAATGTTTCAATAAAATTAGTATATTCGTCGGTAAGTCTTTGTTTTCTCTCAAGACGCTCGGTGTGCTTTTTTTCTTCACATTTTAATGTTTCGGGGAGTAACTGATTTATATGAGTTTCTAAACGAGCCAACATATATGGTGATGATTTATATTCTTCAATTAGAGATTGGAGAGAAAAATACATACTGCTCATAAAAATATAATAATATTATATTGCTGTTATATTATTATATAGTTTTTTGTGTAATCAATAAACACTGTTTAATTATCGCTATTTCAAATCGCTATTTGCATTATCACTATTTATTTGATACCGTCTATTTTTTCTTTCCTCTTGTGGATGCGTATATAAACCAAACCCACATACCAATAGCTACTCCCCCACCAGCAACACCACCAAATGTTATAATTATATTGAGTGCAAACAAAAATATTAATGTAGGTATATTACATTCAAATATCTTTTTCATTGTTTTTAAACTACTTAATTTGGAATCTGCTAGTATACCGAAGCCAGGCCAAATTGGAAATGTTGGGAACGTCCCAAATAATTGGACTGTTTGTAATATAGGTATACATACTAGGAACGGTATCCACCCAAATAGTAACCCCCACCATGGGTCTGATATAACACTATGAACAAACGTCACTATTACAGAAAGGAAACCAGATAAAATACACATGATTCCAAATAAAATACTTTGGAAAAACATGTTATTAAAAATACTTGGTGTGGATTTATTAAACCCTGAACTCAAAAATGCCTTCAACCATCCTCTTAATGTATTATAAGACTTTATTGTTGTTAGTTTTAACCATGAGGTAAAACCAATACCCCAGAAATAACCTTCTTCTGTATTGCTCCAAGTATTATATTGTTCGTTTGTAGGCCATCTTGCATCCCATAAAGGGCCTCGTAATATACTTTCAGCGTCTTTAGCTGTCCATTTGGGCATCCAATTTGCTGGATAATCGTCACAAAACAATTTACCTCCTCCGGACTGTCTACTAGCATTATCTGACATTGTGGGAAAAAAATAATCTAATTGATCAAAATTTAGCGTTTTAAAATAAATAAAATTACCCACCAATACAGCGAAAATAGATAAGTAAAGTATATTCAAAATAATACTTCCTACCAATGCTTGCCACGTAGTAGTTTTTTTTAATGGTGGTGTATCATTCTGCTTTTCAGTATTTGTATTTGATTCTTTTGTAGTTTTTGTGTCTTGTTCATCTTTGGGCATATTATATAAATAATGATATTATAATTAATTGATAATTATAATTATAATATGTATATTACAGCTACAGTGTGTAATTTGCTAAAATAATATATGTTATTCTTTATGCAACATTATCTAGCATACATCAATCCCGCATTTCCAGATTCAAATACTAATACGTTATATCTCTCTTCCATGACAATTAAATCATATGTATAATCATATATTCGCCATATCGGTTTATTTACACCAATAACAGTTCCATCTCCATTGCATATTGTCATTGTTTTTGCTTCCGGGTCTAGTGGTGGCGCATAAGTCGTAAATTCAAATTCGATTTTATTAAATTTACTCATGTTCATTGCCCCGCTGGGCTGAAAATCTGTTGGTGTGCTAAATAAACCAAAATTGTAACAATAAAGACCGTCTTTTCCATTTCCAGATGTTCGCGTGTATTTTTCCACGTAATTCAATACGCCAGCATCAAGTGTATTTTCTCTATATTTCCCATCTAACACCAACGCCCATGTAAGCATAATCTCTTTTTGATTTTCGGGATTAAATGTCCCAGACAATTTATAATTAGTGGGATACTTGTTGGTGACCGTGCTCGAGACTAATAATGAATTCAGGAGGGTGTTTTGATAAAAATCGGTGCCTGCCACATTTTGGGGCAAATTCTCATAGGGCCAATTGCTATAATTTGACCACTCGTTGCGCAAGTGCGCGTCGCTGCGTCGAAAAAACCACATCCAATTCGAGACCATACCCAAGGCGTTCAAATCAACTTTTTGAGATCCGACTACATTGTTAAAAGAATACGTGTAGGCTTCTTTAATAAGATATTTTTGTGGTTTTTCAGCAAATACACGCACCTCTTCTTCGGTCAAAAAGGCATAAGTGCTTATTAGATGAATATCTGCTGCCCAATCCGTGCGTTTATCCTCATATAATTCGCCTGTTCGCAGAGTATTTATATCTTTAAAGTTATTTTTAGTCGGTATTGGCTGCAAAAATCGATAAAACTGAAAAACCGCCTTGTTACAGTCGGGTTTTATATATGGCCCTGGGCCATATATACTATTACCCGGTGTGCTGGGTTTAACATTGTAAATATGTTCGACATCCCGTATCATAAATAGCTCATTTATAGAGCGCATTTCGACTTCAATATTTAATTCATTGTATTGTAGGCTGACCAAAGGAAATGCCATCTTCGCTGCTAACGTAAACCAAATATTTAGGGGGATATATAATTTTCTAGCACGAATAGATGGTTCCGGTCCCATTTCCTGATATTTCTCTCCTTTTACCGGCCATACATTGGGATATTCATTGTTTCTACCAAAAGCATTTGCCGGATCGTTTAATTCTGCGACATTTCCCGTCATTTTATAATATAAATCTTTCTTTGCATTATCGAAATCTCGTTCTACTAAATTATATAAATGGTCGCCGGTATATTCTTGTATCACTTGGCCACCAACTATAAATTTAACTTTCTTTATCATTTGCGTTCCTAAATTTTTAATCCATTTAAATTCGTAGGGACACCATTCACTTGTTTTATCTATTTTTGTTTCAGGACCACACACGTTTACATTCTTTGCGCAGGAACTGGATTTGTCGTTTGAACATGACTCATTACAATCAATACCATCATTAGGAGGCGTGACGCCCTCTGTTTCATAACACTGCACACAATTAGGCATCGTTGTGGTAGTAGGAGGTAATATAGGACTCCATATAGTCGGCAAAGTCACTACTAAATATGTGTCCATCAACAAATCACCATAACGAGGAACTTTAAAGGTAAATGTAGAGGCTTCCGTCATACGTAACGACCTTAAACCATCAAAATCTAGACGAAATTTTTGCAGACCAAAATTGGTATATTTTGCATACGTTACCTTAAAAAAAGTTTTTGAGGGATTGCCATTTAATATTACATTTTGCGCGCCATAAGACACTAAATTTAATAAGCCACCTGGCATCTTATATATATCGTGGTATATTTTTTAACTATAATTTAAGATATATATTTTTATTTAGGATTTGTAATTTCTTCCCCTAATTACTTTATTTAAATGCAAGGCAATTAATATTATTTAAAAATAAATTAATCTTACCAATAAGTATATTAATGTCTGATAGACCTAGAGATATTGCCAGGCGAGCCACGGCGGCAGCAAAACTATATGCTGCTACTTATGGAATATGGATTCTAATTGGCGTCGTTATTTTCCTTATAATTTCATGGATATTGAATAAAGGTCGTTTAGCCGGCGAGACGGGCAGCAACTGCACGACAATGAACGCCGTATATCAGGAATTTCCACCAATTTCGACATTAAATACCAGTGAAGATGGTTATAATTATGGATTACGCGATTATTACATAAAGACCGCTTATAATTGTTGTAGTGCAGGATACTACAAAAACGACTTTGTAAATATATGCGCCCTAAATAATTGTATTCGCGCGGGCGCAAGGTGTTTAGATTTTGCAGTTTATTCTGTAGACAATCGCCCTGTTATAGCAGTTTCATCAATGGAAGATTATTCTACTAAAGAAAGTTACAATAGCGTTCCTTTTGGTGAAGCGATGGAAGCCATTGCCAATAACGCCTTCTCCTCTGGCGCAACAACCTGTTTTGGCGACCCCCTTATTATTCATCTAAGAATTCTTAGTAGAAATAAAAAAATATACACGGAGATGACTAAGGACATCTACAATTCATTACAACCATATATATTAGGAAAGGAATATAGTTATCAAAATCATAATAATAATTTAGGCGAGGTTAATCTTAAAAAACTTAAGGGAAAAGTTGTTATTATTGTAGATAACTCAAATCCAATATTTTCCGAAACACCCCTAAATGAATATGTGAACATGGCAAGCGGTTCACCGTATCTGTGGATAAAAAAATACCACGATGTAAAATATACACATAACATGGATAACATGATTGAACATAATAAACAATATATGACCATTTGTTTACCCGATATGACTACAGACACTAAAAATCCGGCGATGGGTATATGTGAAAGTATGGGCGTTCAAATGGTAGGCATGTCATTTCAAAATTTTGATTCTAACATGGAATATGTTTCATTATTTTTCAATAAAGCAGGTTCGGCATTCTCGCTAAAACCCGAACATTTACGCTATGTTCCTGAAACAGTTCCTGCTCCCAAGAAACAAAACCCTAGTTATAATTATTCATCGCGCCAACGCGATATCCCCGGCGGAACATTTACCTTCTAATACGCAAATATCGCTACTAGTAAATAATATAATATGTAAATAATATCTGCATATTATATAAGATATGTCTAAAGAACGTAGTCGTGAAAAACTTTCGTATGAAGAACGCGAATTAGAAATATTACGGAAGGCGGTCGATAATGCTCAAGAGCGAACACAGAAAGCGATTGTTAATTCTGATGAAGTTAAAAATATTATTATTATTGTCGAGAAATTTTTACAAAAGAAAAAATGTGTTTGTTATGGTGGAACTGCTATTAATAATATTCTTCCTACATACGATCAGTTTTACGATAAAAGCGTCGAAATCCCAGATTATGATTTCTTCTCACCATCTGCGCTGGCCGATGCGAAAGAATTAGCTGACATATATGCTAATGAAGGATACACGGATGTCGAAGCCAAGGCCGGCGTGCATAAAGGCACATTCAAAGTGTTTGTCAACTTTATTCCAGTGGCTGATATCACCGATTTAGATAAGGAACTCTTTAAAAATGTTAGCAAAGAAAGTATCTCAATAAACGGAATTCTGTATGCCCCACCAAATTATTTACGCATGGCGATGTATTTAGAACTCTCGCGACCTGCCGGCGATGTAAGTCGGTGGGAAAAAGTCTTGAAACGGCTTACGTTACTCAATCGTCACTACCCACTTAAAAATCCACGCTGCCACGAACTAAATTTTATGCGCGATTTTGAAGGCACCCCCGAAGAACAAGATGAAATATATAATACTGTAAAACAAGCTATTATTGATCAAGGCCTCATCTTTTTTGGTGGGTTTGCGAGCACTTTATATGGTCGCTATATGCCTAAATCACGTCGACGACAACTGCAAAAAGTGCCTGATTTCGATGTTTTAGCAGAAAATCCCAAAAGCGCGGCAACTATTATAAAGGAACGCCTGATGTATGAAGGAATTAAAAAGGTGAAAATTGTGATGAAAAAGGGGGTTGGTGAAATTATTGCTCCGCATTATGAAATTATCATCGAGAACGATACAGTATGTTTTATTTACGAACCTTTAGCATGTCACTCTTACAATACTATACGCATTGGAAAAGATATTATTAAGGTGGCAACCATTGACACCATGTTGAGTTTTTATTTAGCATTCTTGTATGCAAATCGGCCTTATTATGACCACGATCGTATTATATGTATGGCTCAATATCTTTTTTCTGTGCAAGCAAAAAATCGTTTGGAGCAGAAAGGATTGCTAAAACGTTTCAGCATAAACTGTTATGGTAAACAAGAAACTTTGGAAGATATGAGGGCAGAAAAAGCGGAAAAGTTTGATGAGTTAAAAAATGAACGCGATTCCAAAGAATACCAAGAATACTTTTTACGGTATGTTCCGGGGGAGTCTACTAAAAAGGTGGAGAAAAAAACCAACTGCCCAAAGAAAAAGAAACAAACGAAAAAACGTAAACAGAGAAAACGCAAAAAAACACAGAAAAAACGTGGCTGGTTATTATAAACCCACGGCTCCTTCAGTGATATCTTTAGCGATAACATTGGAAAAAAACGCATCAACCGGATCTGGAGTTAGAGACGGGGGTGCTACGTCTGCTGCGACCCGTTGTTGTGCTTGATCACGCTCTATTTCTTCCCTTAATTCATTATATTTTTTTCGTAGCCTTCCTCTGCTGTAAACGGCTTTGTTCTCTGGTGAAAATATGCTTTTTCCTTCCCAAAACACGGTCGCTACATATGAATTACTACCTTTATACCCTGTCAGCCATGTTTGCGTCTTTCTCATTTCCGGAGTTATCTTCTCAAGCTCCTCATCGATTTTCTGGGGTATAGTCTGTTCGTCATATGCTGGAGGACCCAGGTCGAGATCTATCACTAATGGTCCACGTAAAGTGTCACGCAAACCCGGCGTCCTGCCCCCGGCCCGTCTAGCCATCTCGAACTTATCGTCCATTACTAGACTACCTAAACGATAACGATATTTTAAATCTTCTTCAATCTTTGCTAGTTTCTTTTCTAATTCTTCGCCGCTAAACATTTCCGCAGCAAGATTCCTCTGATAGGCCGCTTCTTCTTCAAAAGGTGGCACAGTAATATTAAACCTATCAAAAAAATGTGGCCTTGCGGACCCTCTACACATCTCGGAAGCTGCCATATATTATATTATAATATAATATATTATAATATATGAGATATATTATATATTTCGGAGTGTGTGCACTTATTATGTATATAGTATATCTGCATTCTACTACGTATAATATCGAAGGGTATGAATCGTTAATGGCATGTAAAAAACAAGGTTATGCGCATGATTTTTGTATACGCGTCCCGATTCAATCTATGATTACTACCGCACCTGATTTGCATGAGTAACCTCGCGGTTTTACAAGAGTAACTTGTGCAACATATCATGATACACACTTTCTACAAAATGCTGGAGACCCTGCACCATCAAAGACTCTGTAAAAGTATTTGGAATATAACGTTTTATAAAAACCATCCATTCTATGATAGTAAATACAAAAAATATAAATGTTGTTCTCCCTCGAAACAAAATATTATCCGTTATTGTCCAATCATGCATATAGCTGCACATGTTGGAGGAACCTGTTGTAAAAAAATCGTTTGCCGCTGCTACACCGGCCATGATTCTATGATGTGGATTCTCTTCGTTTTTTGTCATTAAACAACGCGCTGCACGACCATTCGTTATTAGTTTGACAAAAAGATTGGGAAATTTATCACTAAAAATATATGGCGAGATTCCATCTATGTATTTATTTTTATGGCGGCTTTTACCATTAATTAGATAAGGCACAAATGATGTTCGGATCAAATATTCAACTAACTCATCTCGAGAGGAATATGAGCTCACTACTTTTTGTTTTCTCTCTTCAACATCATAATAGCTTATAAACAAACGATCTTGCAATACATCTAACGCCGTTGTATCATTATTAAACAAATAATATACATTATCACGAATAAGCGTAGGTATCACTCCTAATTGATGTGTGTCGCGAAGACATGTTGTTAATCTATCAAATAATTGCTCCATATACAAGAAATTCCCTGCTAAAAAATTCATAGCAACACCTGCTCCTGCACTGCTGCCAGAAACTTTTTCTATTTTTATGTTGTGTTTTTGAAGCTCCAGCAAATATAATGCGATCCCTGTGGCATAAAAAGCATTAAATGCGCCACCATCGAAAATTAAATTTATTATTTTAGGAATATTACTATTATCTACATTGGCGATAAGAGCCTTAATATACTGTTCTATATAAGTTAAGGAGGAGTTTTTCGTAACAAATACATTGGGATTCGCCATAGACAAATCTTGTGCAGGCAGTGCCTTCTGCGTTTTTCTCGTGGAATGTGTTAAAGATATATTATTTTTACGAGGACTATATTGAGTCATATTATTGTATAGTTTTATATTTTATACAATAATGTAACGCGTGTTTATATTGCGAGAAATACATAACATATTTTATTTTCGTTTTGAATTTTAATTTCTTATAATATAGTATAAATGCCTGGACGTAATCAGCCGAGATCTTCACGCGGACGCTCCTCAATTGCGCGGCGCGCAATAAACACGGGCAACACAAACGGTTTCATGTATCAAGGAAGCTGTAAAGATATGCATGGTAATATTTTGAAACCCTGTCATAATGGAGGAGGTATGAAAAAATGTGGTGCCCACCCATCCGCCACAGGATTTATGCGGGCTAGACCTTGGCAGATATCGGTGCCTGCAGGCATGAAATTTATGTTTAAAATGCATAACATGCCAAAAAACAATGTCATGTCGATAAATGTCAAGGTTAAATCTACAAACAGTGGTAATAAATACTATATTAATGATGTGCTAACACCAGATATCACATTAGTAAGAGGAAACACCTATACATTTATGCATGACAAAAATCATCCATTAAGATTTAGCACAATGTATGATGGAAAACATCAAGGTGGAATGGAATACACGAATGATGTTCATCTAAGCGAGGGAGTCACCACAATAAAAGTTACACAATCCACACCAAACCTCCTGCATTATTACTGTCATTTACATGCAGGTATGGGAGGCTTGATTACTGTTGTTGACCGTAGTGCTGCGATGCACACGCCAAGCACACATGATGAGAGTATGGAACATCGCGATGAAAACATTAATCATCACGATGATGATATGGAACATCACGATGATGATATGGAACATCACGATGATAAAATGTGTTGTAAAGCAATGACTGCCGACTGTCTAGCATGTTCAACAAGCATGACAGTGGTCGATTATTGTAATGAAAATCCCGAAACTGTTGGATGCAAAAAAGAATCTGATCTTGTTGCAGAACCTATGCCACAAGACCCTGCACCCGCGCCTGCACCTGCGCCTGCACCTGCGCCTGCACCTGCGCCTGCGCCTGCGCCTGCACCTGCACCTGCGCCTGCGCCTATGCCCGCGCCTGCACCTGCGCCTGCACCTGCGCCTGCACCTGCACCTGCGCCATATTATTATTAACTACAACTAAACAATATATTGTAATACTATAATTTAATACTATAATTTAATACTATAATTTAATTTCTTTTATTATAGTATAATGCCGCGTAACCAACCAAGATCTTCACGCGGACGCTCTGCAATTGCGCGCCGCGTAATGAACACGGGGAACACAAATGGCTTCATGTATCAAGGAACATGTGTAGCCGAAGATGGAACAAAAATAACTCCTTGTCACAATTTTGGCGGAATGAAAAAAGGCGGTGCGCACCCCTCTGCTACGGGTTTTATGCGTGCCAGGCCCTGGCAAATATCCGTTCCTGCAAAACGTAAAAATTTTGTATTTAGGATGAATACTAGTCAAGTCACAACCGAACAAGCAAAATCTACAGCTGTATGCACACTAGATAGTCATTGTCCTGAAAATCATCATTGTCACCCCGACCATGAGCTCGCCGATAAGATCACGGGTTGCATGAAAGATGATGATATGCATGTTGATGACCCCGCCAATTTATGCAAAGGAAGACCAGTTATTTACAGAAAAGGTGATCCCGACCCTTGTGGCATGGGCGATGAGAATAAATTTTGTGACAAATATTACTATACTGTAACAAGTGGAAAGGTTGATAATAACACTGCCACCAAGTGCATATATATTAATGGATTTTGCAGTTCTAATAGCACTACATGCAATTGTAGCGAGAGTGCTACGGATGGAGAACCTGGCTACTGCCCTACATCACAATAAATAAACACTTTACTTTAAAAAATAAAATTGAATTCATATATAATAATTATTATATATGAAAACAATGGAGCAACCTCCAAAACAAACATTGGGATTAAAACGAAATACTATTGACAAATATTACACGAAACCTGAAATTGTTCGCACATGCATTTATCACATGAAACAACACATCGATATTTCGCCATGCGATATCGTCATTGAACCTAGTGCGGGCAATGGCGCGTTTATTTCCGCAATTAAAAAATTGCCCGCCCATGACCACGCATTTTATGATATCAAACCCGAACATCCAGTGGTTCAGAAACAAGATTATTTAGCATTTTCGCATGAACATTTGGGGGATATTACTGACGCGGAGAGAAAAATTCATGTGATTGGCAATCCACCATTTGGCCGGCAGTCGTCGCTCGCCATAAAATTTATCAAGAAATCTGTCGAGTTTTGCCACTCTATGTCTTTTATTCTTCCCAAAAGTTTCAAAAAAGACAGCATGAAAAAACATATTCCACTCGATTATCATCTTCTTTTAGAAGAAGACATTCCAAAAAATGGATTTACTGTTGACGGAAAAGACCACGATGTGCCCTGTGTATTTCAAATATGGGAGAAAAAAACAACGCAGCGCGAGGTTCCTAAAAAACTAGTTCCACACCAATTCAGATTTGTCAAAAAACATGAACATCCGGATATATCATTTCGTCGCGTTGGTGTAAACGCCGGATATATTTCGTGTGACACAGACGATAAATCAGAACAATCACATTATTTTATTTGTTTTGATGGCGAGCTGACGCCAGCATTATATCAACAGTTATGTCAACTAGAATATTCTGGAAAAGGCGATACAGTTGGTCCGCGATCGATTTCAAAGCAAGAATTGATTCGTGCGTTTCATACTGTCATGTGTAAATAACGCTTTGTGTGAATGAAAATAAATTTTTTAAAAACTTAAAATTGAAAGTTTTTTTCTAATAACTATTAGAAAGAAGACTATAGAATATGTACCACTTACATGGAAATCACAAAATCCAAAGAAAGCGTCCCATCTTACGACGGTCAATCACAAGCACATGGATTTACTTGGGAAAACGATGTCCGAAGAGTTTTTGGACTAGGAGAAGAAAGCAACAACACTGATATTCACGACATTCCATGTGAAAAAAATAAATTTAATGCACATGAAAACATCTCTATTAAAGTAGCAGGTGGCAGCAGTATAGATTGTGGCGACTGGATTCGTATGTTCAATAACGGACTGGATAGATCCTCATCACTCACCATGATTATTATTCACTATAAACAACAGGGGCACCAGAAAGTAATTCGTGCAATATATGAGGTCGACTACAATGAAGAATGCCACAAAATGTTGTTTGGAACGCTGTCACTCGATGACATTAACGCTTACGATACGCATATTAAAGCCATTCCCAGTGGAGAACCTGGTCCAGATACGCGCAATCAATATATTACAATGAAAAACGACTTGCAGAAACGGCATCGTATGCAGTGTAACATTAGTCCAAAGGTCGATAGCCATAATCAACGACGCGTGCAATGTAGTATTCCACACTTTACAACAACCTTGCAGAAATTTATTACTTACGATTCAACGCGAGATGCCAATGCAGTAAATATGCTGCGCGGAGGGAAAATTTCATCGAGTATCGCCTCTATGCCACGCGCTCGAGGAGGTATTACAAAAGAAAAAATGAAAACTATTTTACAGAAAATGAACGTGAAAGGCTATTCAAATTTAAAGAAAAAAGAATTGATTGAAAAGCTGAAAGAATATGGCGAGTTTAAAACATGGATTAAAAACGGCACTAAATTCCAGGTATTCTTTGCGAAAAGCTGATCAAAAATCGAAAGCAATATATAAAATAAAATAATAAAATAATAAAATAATAAAATAAATTTTTTTATAATCATTTCATTGTATAATCATTTAAGTAGATTGTCACTTACGTATATAATGCAGAACAAGCGTCCTTCCTGGGAGGAATATTTTAAAGAACTAACCAGGTTAACAGCATCGAGATCATCATGTAAACGCTTACATGTCGGGTGCATTTTAGTAAAAGACAATCGTATTATTGCACAGGGCTATAATGGATATCTTCCGGGGTGTGAACACAAGCAAGTTTTGCGGGATGGCCACGAAATGGCCACAGTGCATGCCGAGCAAAACGCCATTTCTGATTGCGCCAAGCGGGGCGTCAGTTGCGCTGGTGCAACCGCCTATATCACACATTATCCCTGTGTGAACTGTATGAAAATATTATGTGCTGCTGGTATTACTCATATTAACTATGAGGACGATTACCACAATGATGAGTTGGTCTCGTATTTCTCTCTACAATCGAATGTCACTATTACAAAAATTTAATACGTCGTAAATATTTTGTCTACCAATAAATATTTTGTCTACCACATATTTTTATGCTATTAGAGTATAAAAATATGGATTTTATGGTGTGATTTTATGGTCTGGTATTTTTTCACTTTTTTTAGGTTATGGTGTTAACGAAAAAACGGAATTTCGATTAAAAACATTACATGAAAATATTACCATATACCATAATAACTTTGACCCAATATTTTCGGTTTTGTTACCATACTTTTTTAATAGGCATGTTTTTTTCCAATTCTTTTTTGCGAAAAATTTATCGGAACAACAAATAATTGTCCTTTTCTAAAAAATCGAAAAAAGAATTGGAAAAAAACGTGCCATTAAACGCCTCAGACCATAATGCTCTAAATCCAAATATTTTAATTCTGGTTTTGTTACCAACTGATTTTTTATGAAATTTTCATCTTTTATGTCAAAAATTTCACATATAAAAAATATAGCATTTTTTAGCATTTTTAGCATTGACGAAAATTGACCAAAAATTTGTTTCAATGTATGTAAACCATATAACATGGTAAATAATGCAGTAAAAATATTGATTTATGACGATACTTGAAAAATGCTAAAAATGCTAAAAAATGCTAACAAAAATGCTAACAGATTTTCAAAAAACAAAAATATTTATTATTAAGTATAACATACACCATTATAAATAATAATATAAAAATCGTCAGGTGAATTTCTATTACCATAAATCGAAATTTTGCCTCATTTTTGAAAATGATAACAAATGATAACAAAATGATAAAAATGATAACAAAATGATAACAAAATGATAACTATTTATTTCACGAAAATCTCATTTTTTACATAGTATTGTTAAACAAACGACCATATATGAGTTACAGTGACGAATCGAATATTCGTAAAATCAGAATTATGGTCTCAAAATTCACACAATTATATTTATATAACAAATTCTAAAGTCACATTTTTTTATTTTTAAAATTTCTGATTTTAAAATTTCTGAATTTCCGAATCTCATTTTTTAGAATTTCATTTTTAAATTTTAAGAATTTCAAAAATGAAATAAAAAATATGATGTGAGTTATTCACACAACATTTAGCACCATAAATGCTAAATGATCTGGCCTATAAAATTGTTTACTAATAATAAAACCACAAATGACTTTATTAATAAACAAATAAAACAACATAAACAAACCACAAAGTGTAATGCTAATAAGATGCTATTAGCATCTCAACATATATGTGCATTATGTAATCGAAAATATAAACATCAATCTTCGTTATCTAGGCACATGAAAACATGTCCACAATTAAATAATAATAGTAATAATATCTCACATCATAACAAAATACTACCTGTGGCAGCACCAAATGATAACAAAATGATAACAAATGATAACAAAATGATAACAAATGATAACAAAATGATAACGAAACAAATGACTCCAACCAGTATAAATTGCGACAACAATGTTTTAGGTAAACCGACAAAGAAATTTGTTTGCAAGTATTGCAATAAAACATATAAGTATGCTTCAGGTTTAAGTCGTCATATGCATAAATGTTCAAAAAAACAAAAGGACGGAATGACCTTGGATATAACAAGTAAAAAACATAATATGGCTTCTACGACGGATACTGGTGTCCAGGATTTACTTATGAAGTGTTTTGAGATGATGACCGAACAAACGCAAACAATGAATAAATTAATACCCAATATAGGAAATAATAATAATAATACAACAAATAATAAATTTAATTTGAATGTGTATTTAAATGATACGTGTAAAGATGCTATTAATCTACCAGAATTTGTCAATAATATTACATTAGATTTGGTAGATTTAATGAGCGCGCGTAAAGATGGACTGCTCTCTAGCACAACCAATGTATTTTTAAAAGAGCTGCAAAGCACAGAACCGGTGCGCCGCCCAATACAATGCACCGACGTAAAGCGCAAAACAATGTATATTAAGGAGGCGGGTGAGTGGAGTAAAGACATCGGAAATGAAAAATTAAAGAAGGCTATGAGCAGCATCTCTCAAAAACATATGCATTTGATAAATGATTGGAAGCAAAAAAATCCACATCATATGGAAAGTGAACAAGGACAAGAAGAATTTGTAAAGGTGATACAAAGTGCAACCAAAGACATTAAAGATGATACGCGGCGATTACAGAGTGCGGTAAAAGAGATTG